CAAGGCCTATGAGGCCGTGCCGAACGAGGTGAACACGCTTCGGGACGCGAAGCTGAACCCGCAGTCGGCCTCGGTCTTCAACGCGATCTTCGGAAAGGACGTGTGGCTGGAGCGGGAAGGCGCAAAGCCGCTCCTGGAGTTGAAGAAAACGGACGTGAAGAAAGTCTTCGCCAATGCCGGATTCCAGGAGGCCGAGGCGAAGGAGGTAACTGAAACCCTGTGGAGCCGCAGGCAATGGCTCGTCGAGCGTTACGACCTGGAGGGGAAGTACCTTCCGAAAGGCGATTTCGGCAGGCACCTGGATGCCTTCAAGGCATGGGGGACATCGAGATGGGAGCCCAATGAGGTGGGCGGCATGATCAACGGATCCCGGGACAGCCGGTTTACAGCGGACGTCGAGGACTTAGTGAAAAAGTTTGAGGCCTACGTGATCGACAAAATCAATCCGTGGGGACGCGGCGTCTTGCGGGCCTTATTTTCGGAGTGGTCGGGCAGCTCATCGTCTAGCGGCGGCGCGACGATCAAACTCTGGGCCGAGTCACGTTTCGGGAATTTGACCAAATACCATGCGGGACGGATGTCGCGAACCGAGGTCGCCGCAGGACTTGAGGACGGGACCCGCCGGTCCCTGGAGAAGGCGAAGCTTCCCAAGGAAACGGTCTTTTCGCTCCTCGATGCGGAATATGAGTTTCAGCAGTACCTCATGAGGAGGCTGCACAGCTACGAGGAGATTCCGGCGATCCGCTTCATGTCCCGGGATGAGTATGCGGCAAATTTCAAGCGGGGCGTTTTCTCGGGGAATGCCGTCCAGTCCGTGACCGTAAAGCCAAACGGGTTCGGCGGCAACCGGTGTGTCCGGATGATGCTGCGGGTGGAGGATACCCTGAAGACTTATTACCAGGGGGTTAAGTACATGTACTACGGCAAGGGGGAATCCGAATATGTCGTTATCGGGAGGGCGGTCAATGCGTCTACTGCTCGATAAAGCCAAGCTCGGCTTTCCATTCATCCAGATCAGCCTGGACTTCGGGCGTGATTGGAAAGGCCTCCAGCAGAAGGTCGTGAAGCTCTGGGGCGAGGCTCCGGATGTCGCCCTCGTAGTTCGCGGCACTAATCTGGTTTCTGCGCAGCACGACAGCCACGTCGGCGCCTCTTTGGACAAAATCCTCCCAGGTACGGACCCGGTCGATCCAGGTCGTGTCCCATCCCGTCTCCGGAAGCGGCTGAAGCGCTTCGTATCGCTTTTTGAATCTGGCCTTGTCCATGACTCATGTCCCTCGCTGGTGCCGGTAAAGAGCCGACCAGACGTCCTTGCAGGCTTCGTGATACGGGCTCTCGTCGATGGAGTTCTTGAAGTTCGGATAGTCGATGTCCTGGACCGACTCCGCCAGTTTCTCCTTCACGGCCTGGCGGGGCAGAAAGGCCCGGTAAAGGTAATCGGCATCCGGGGTCTTGATCACCTTCGCGCCTGGGAAAAGATTCCGGATATGCCCGGCGAACCGGGAACGCACGACCAGGGTCTCCGGGTCCTCCCGGTGCTCCACGATGGACACGAATCCCTTATCGGTGAAAACCCACATGGTTTTGCCTCCTATTTCCCGCGGCGCCTGGTTTCGCTGCCCTCTTCCCTGTTGTCGAGCCGGATCAGCATGCGGATGTACGCCGACACGCTCAGACCAAGGGACTCGGCCTTTTCCGTCGCCAGACGTCTGGTTTCCGGATCCACCCGGATGGGGAGCAACGCCGTTTTCTGCATGATATTTATGATATACATTGTATTTCATTTGTCAAGCATTTTTTCGGAAGCGTCGGAGGCTGGAAATGCCTGAGATCATCGGGAGATTGGAAGGGTCTGAGGCCGTCGTCAATTACCTCAGGTTATACATGCGCCGGGCGGGAAACCCCTCCCCTGTCATGAAGGCGATCGGCGAGCGGGTCGTCCGGCAAACCTTCGAGCGGTTCAATGCCGGCGGGCCTGCCCCGGACGGGACGCCCTGGGCGCCTGTGAAGAGACCCCATCCGAGGGCCAGGGGCATCCTGAGGGTAACCGACCAGCTGCGGGACTCTAACCGTTACCAGATCCTGGGACCTGCGGCTCTGGCGGTCGGCACCAACAAGGTCTACGGGGCGATTCATCAATTTGGAGGGAAGACGTCTCCCCATACGATTCTCCCCTACCGGAAAAAGGCCCTTTTCTGGCCGGGTGCCCTGCATCCGGTGAAATCCGTCCGGCATCCCGGATCGGCGATCCCGGCGCGGCCCTATCTGGGGATCAGCCAGAAGGACAGCGACGAGATCATCTCCATGATCGGCGAGTACATCGAAGGGAGGTAGGCATGCCCGAATTTAAAGGTTTTGACGACTGGATCCCGATTTTTCGGGGAGGAAAGCAGACAGACAGTCTAGGCCGGGAGCACGACGGCGACCAACTCATTGACCGGGCCGTGGCGAGCTTCGACGCCGGCCGGCACGAGCCGCCGGTTTGTATCGGCCATCCGGCGGACAATGCCCCGGCCTGGGGCTGGGTGGAAGGGCTCAAAAAACTCCCGCAGCAAGGCGGGGCGTTCCTCATGGCGAAGTTCCGGCAGGTGCAGCCGGCCTTCGCGGACATGGTCAAAAACGGACTTTTCAAGAAGCGCTCCGCCGCGTTCTATCCCGACGGATCGCTCAGGCACGTGGCCTTTCTCGGAGCGGCGCCGCCTGCGGTCAAGGGGCTTGCCGACGTCGCCTTCACTGAGGAGACGGGGTCGGTGTTCGAATTTACCGACGAAACCATCAAGCGTGAAAAGGAGGAAAGAGGCATGGACTTCAAGGAATTCATCCAGGAGCTCAAGAAACTGATCCCCGGGGCGGAGACTGCCGCGCCCACGGGCAAGACCTTCACCGAGGCGGACCTGGCCGAGCGGATCCGGACGGCCACCGAGGAAGGCGCCCGGACGGAGCGGGAAAAGCTGACCGCAGAGTTTGCCGAAAAGGATCGGAAAACACGCCTGGCTGCCCGCAGGCAGGAGATTGATTCCTGGTGCGGCGCTCAGGTCAAGGAAGGCCGTTTGACACCCGCTATGGTCAAATTCGGCATTCCCGAGATGCTCCTGGCCTTTGCCGAGCGGGAGGACGTCATCGAGTTCGGGGAGACCAGGGAGAAGGCGACCCTCTTCGACCGGTTCAAGGCGCTGATCGAGAAGGAGATGCCGAAGGTCGTGACCTTCAGGGAAGTGGCGACCCGGGACAAAGACATTGGCGGCGCCGACGCGAAGGAGGCGGCCATCGCCAAGTTCATGGAGAGCAACCAAGGGGTCACTTACAAGGATGCGGTCCTGGCGGTCTCGAAGGCCCGCCCCGAACTTTTCAAAGAGGAGGTCTGACATGATCGGCAAAGCCCTGATTTTGGAAAAATCCGTCAAATCGACTGCAGCCGTGGCCGCCAATACCATCGCCAAGCCGGGAGCGGACGACGACACCTATTCGACCACGACCGCCGCCGGCGACGAGATGATCGGCATCTTCCAGCACGCGACATCGGGAGCCGGAGAGGAGGTGCGGCTGGGGCTTTCCGGCGTATCTCTCTTGAAGCTCGGGGGCACAGTGACGCGCGGCAACTGGCTTACCTCGGACGTCTCGGGGCAGGGTGTAGCCGCGTCACCCGCTACAGGGGTCAACAACAGCGTCATCGCCAAGGCCCTGGCCTCCGGCGTGAGCGGCGACATCATCCCCGTCTTGCTCGCTCAGGGCAAGATCCAGGGTTAACGGACCATCGTTGAGAAAGGAGACACAAAATGCCCGAAGCGAGAACTCTTCATAAAGATTCGACCCTGTCGAATATCTCAATCCAGTACAGGAACGAGGCCATGATCTGGCGCAGTGTCATGCCCTTGGTCAAGGTCAGCAAGCGCTCGGACCTGTATTACGTCTATAACAAATCGGATTCCTTCCGCCTGGCCGACGACAAGCTGGGGCCGAAGAGCAGGCCCAACGAAGTGGATTGGGGCACCTCGACCGAGAACTACAGCGTCAAGGACCACGGGCTGGGCGACTGGGTGGCCCAGGAGGAGATCGACAATGCCGACAACCCGCTCAAGCCCGAGGTAGACACCAACGACTTTCTGAACCTGCTTCTGGACATCGCCCAGGAGAAGCGTGTGGCGGACATCGCCTTTGCCGCCGGCTCCTATCCATCGGGCAACAAGGTACAGCTCTCCGGCACGGCCCAGTGGGGAGGAACCGCTGACAATCCCGTCCAGGACCTTTTGACGGCCATCGAGACCTGCTTCATGCGGGCCAACACCGTGGTCATGGGGGCGGAGGTCTGGACGAAATTCCGGGCTCTGCCGGAAGTCCTGGACGCGGTCAAAGGCTCGACCCGCTATCAAGGATCCCCCGGGGGAATGGCCACAGTGGAGGAGTGTCGGGGGCTCTTCGAGGTGCAAAACTGGCTCGTGGGCCGGAGCCGCTATAACACGGCCAAGGAGGGCCAAACGGCGAGCTATGCGCGGCTCTGGGGCAAGCACTGCGCGACCCTCTATGTCGATCCCTCCCCTTCCGTCCGATCCATCACCTTCGGTGCCACTTTCTCCGAGACGCCGAGGTCAACCTATCGCGATTTTGACGGCAAGCGGGGAGTCAAGGGCGCGCATTACTTCAAGGTGGCCTGGAACTCCGACGAGAAGGTCGTCGCCTCCGACGTCGGCTATTTCATCCAGGATGCCATCGGGTAACCCCTGCCATCAAGGGGCAGGCCCTTTGCCTGCCCCTTGAACGACTAAAAGGAGAAACACGATGCCCAAATATAACGTACAGCATACCCCGGTCCTGCATGGCGGGAAGGGCGATAAAACGGCCACCCGTTACGGGATCGGGGAGGAGATCGAATTGACGGTCCAGGAAGCTGCAACGCTGGGCGACAACGTGAAAGCCGTCGCCGCCGCTCCCACGGACATCGAAGCGATGACCGTGGAAGAGCTCAAGGAGGAGATCTCCGGGTTCAAGCCCGTTGAAGAGCTGAAGGGTCTGAAAAAGGCGGAGATGGCGGAGATCCTGAAGGCCCATCGCATGGCCGAGGGAGCATAGGAGCGAGTCATGGCCTATTGCACCCTAGACGATTTGAAAAAGATCGTCCCCGAGCAGGACCTGAAACAACTGACCGACGATGCCATCCCGGCGGCGAGCATTGTCACGGAAAACGTGGATCGGGCAATCTCCGACGCCGGGGAACTGATCGACGGCTACCTGCGGGACCGCTATGCCCTGCCCCTTTCACCCGTCCCTGGCCTCATCGGGACCCTGGCTGCGGATATCGCCGTCTACCGGCTCTATGCCCGGCGGGCGAAGCTGGACCCACCCGAGGGCGTCCAGGAGCGCTACCGGAACGCCCTGAAGCTCCTGGAGCAGATCCAGAAGGGCCTTATCGCCCTGGGCGCGGGGTCCGTGACCACGCCCGGCGTCTCCTCTGACACAGTGTCGGTCAGCGCCGGGATCCGGATCTTCACGCAGGAAACCATGAAGGGGTACTGACATGCTCGGCAGCATCGAAGACGGCATCACCTCCAGGATCCGGACGAAACTCGCCTCGGCGGCGGGACATCTCGACGTCCAGAAAGGGACCGAGGGCGTCCCGCAGCCGGCGGTCTATGTCGCCGTGGAGTCGGGGAAATTTACAAAGGTCTCCTCGAAAATCCATGCCGTGGAGGCCGGAGTCTTCGTGGACATCGTCTTTTCCGACATGCAGAGCGAATCCCAGAGGAGAAAGGGTATCTACCCCATTTTGCAGGGCGTCATCCTGAGCCTGACCGGGCAGAGCCTGGGCCTGGAGATCGCCCCGCTTCGGCCCGTGTCCTTTCAGAACGTCACCACCAGGGAATACAGCGACAAGGGGCTCATCGTTTATGAGCTGGAGATGGCCACGAAGTTCAACATGGAGATCGAAAGCGACGAGGCCGTGACGGATCTTTACGAAATCGGGCTCAATTACTACCTGAAACCCGGTGACGAGACGGCCGATGCGGCCGATGAAGTGCGTCTCGCCGAAACATAGAGGAGGCCATATGAAAGTACAGGCTGCTCCGGGCACAAAATGTCCGATGGAGACGAATCCGCGGAGCTACCTCACGGACGCGGAGCCGATCGATGTACCTGAGAGCCCCTACTATAGGCGGCTGATCGCTGACGGATCGCTGGTAGAGCCGCCCGCACAGGAGGCGAAGAGGAGGGAGGTTAAAGCCGATGGCAAGTAAGAATATCAGTTTCGACAATATACCCGGCAGCATCCGCAAGCCGGGGAAGTATTTTGAGTTTAACACAAAACTTGCGGTACGGACGTTGCCGCAGAATCAGCAGAATGCCCTGATCATCGGCCAGAGGACATCGGCAGGCACTGTGCTGGCCAACGTGCTCACGCCGATCTTTTCGGATAAGGATGCGGAGGTTTATTTCGGTGTCGGGTCCATGCTGCACCTCATGGCACGTGCGGCAATCAAGGCGAATCCCTACATGCAACTGACGGCCATTGCACTCGATGACGCAGGCGCCGGCGTTGCGGCCACGGGAACGGTTACGATCAGCGGCCCGGCGACGGCGGCCGGGACGCTCACTCTCTATGTGGCGAACCAGGCGATCACCATCGCATTCGCGAGTGCCGATGCCGCAAATACCATTGCTGCCGCCCTCAATACGGAGCTGGCTGCCCATCCCGATCTGCCGGTCACCGCGACTGTGGCCAGCGCCGTGGTGACACTGACCGCCAGAAACAAGGGCCTCTGCGGCAACGACATCGGCCTGGGTTATGCAGTGACGTACAATGCCGGCGTGGGAACCACTATCGTCGCTATGGCCAGCGGCGCGACCAACCCGACGCTGACCTCCGCCCTGGCTGCGGCCTTTGCGTACCAGTACGACATCATCATCTTCCCGTACAACAACCAGGCGGACCTCACGACACTGAAAACGCATCTCGATTCAGTCTCCGGCCCGATGGAGCAACGGCCCGGTGTCGGCGTGTATGGTATGAACGGCGCCCTGGGCACCTGCACGACGCTCTCTGCCCAGATCAATCATGGAAGAACGCTCTGCGCGTACCATCGCTATACGTCAAGCACCGTGAGAAAGTCGATGCCCTACGAGATCGCCGCCGCGATGGGGGCCGTCATGGCATGGGAGGAGGATCCCGCCCGGCCGCTCAACACGCTGGCTCTGACCGGAATCGCTCCGGCTGCCATCAACGATCGCTTCTCCCGGACCGAGCAGGAGAACCTGCTCTATAACGGAGTCACGCCGCTGGAAGTCGGGCCAGGGGAAACCGTCCAGATTGTCCGGGCCGTCAGCACCTATGTCAAGGATGCAAACAATATCGCCGATGTTTCGCTTCTCGACATCACGACCATCCGGACCCTGGACTATGTCCGCAAGGCCTGCCGCGAGCGGGTGGCGCTCAGATTTCCCCGGGAAAAGCTCTCTTCGAAGACTCCGCCGAGGGTGAAGAGCGAGCTCCTCGATGTGCTCCTGAAGCTGCAGGATCTGGAGATCGTCGAGGAGGTGGAGGCCAACAAAGACGGACTAATCGTAGAGCGGGACCTGCAGGACGTGAACAGGCTGGATGCCAGGATCCCCTGCGATGTGGTCAACGGCATGCACGTCTTCGCAGGCCGGATCGACCTGCTCTTGTAAGAAAGGAGAATCGTCATGGAATACGTATCCCAGGTGTCCCTGGAGGTGAACGGCCAGGAGATCACCGATTTTGCCGCTGTGACGGAAAAAGAGATTGAGCTGAGGAAGGTCGTAAAGCTGATGAACAAGCGCGGCGTCGTCGGCATTAAGCCGGAGTACGGCCTGGTCGTCGATTACGTGGTGCCCAAGGATGCCCCGGAGTTTGATTTTGAATCCGTCAGCGACGGGACACTGACCATCGATATGGAGAACGGCGTCCGCAAGCAGTACACGGGCGTCTACACGCTCAAAATCGGGGAAACCAAGTACGACGGCGACAAGGAGGCCACCCGGCCCATTGAGTTCATCGCCATGAAAAGGAGTCTGTAATGATCGTTGAAAAGCGCACCCTGCCTATCGGCGTCGAATACGAGGGGAAGCAGCACCGGGAACTGGAGCTTCGGCCCCGGCTGGTCCGGGACCTGGTTTCGGCCTATGAGAGCCCGCTTTCGGCAAAAAGCGGGAGCGCCTTCGAGGTCTGCAGCCTGGCCGGCCAGATCCTGAAGCTCGGGGAGATCCCCAAAGAAGCGATCACCGGGGAGCTCCTGATGGAGATGCACAGCGACGATTTCGACGTGCTGACGGAGGCGGCAGAGAAGGCCCGGCAACGGGCCAGGGAGTTTCGAAGCAAGACAGGCGATAGTCAATAAGGCTGTCATGGCCATGATGCGGCTGGGATTCAGGCGCGATGAAGTCCTGGCCATGTCCGAAGTGGAAATGGAGGGATGGCTCACGGCTGCGGGGCTGATCAGCAGGAATAAGACCTACATCGTAAGGCGGAAACGGAAGCGAACATGAAGGACCTGACCACAAGACTCCTCCTGCTATTCGACGGCTCGAAGATGCACTCTGGGCTGTCCGGGTCCGAGCGCAGGATGCAAGCCTTCGGGAGGTCGGTACGGCGGGAGTTCGACTCTATCCGGAACGCCAGCCGCTCCCTTCAGGGCAAGCTCGCAGGTCTGGGGGTTTCCATTGGTGCTTTCTACCTGACAAAACAGTCCGCCGCCCTGGATAAGGGATTGACCCAGATCGGCCAGACCGCCGGGGAATCGGGCATCAAGGTCCTGGGCCTGCGCCGGGAGCTCTTCCGCATGGGCAAGGACACCGGCCAGGAAGTAGAGAATCTCAAAAAAGGTTTCGACAACGCCGTGCAGTCGGGCCTGAATTTCAAGGAGGCCCTCCCTGTTACGGACGCCGTAAGCAAAGCGATGGCCGTCACGGGCGCCCAGGCGGACCAGCTCACTGCCGGACTCACCGTAGCTGGTACGGCCTTCAACTTCGACCTTGCTAAACCCGGCCTGGCCTTGGGGCTCCTGGACCGGATGACCGTGGCCGGCCGACAGGGAAACGCAGAGCTCGAAAACCTCTCCAGTATCTTCGCGCGGGTTGGTGTCAACGCCTCCCGGGCAGGCCTCGGCTTCGACCAGACCCTCGGCTTCATCGAGGGGCTCTCCCTCCTGGAGCGGCAGCCGGAACGACTGGCGACCCTGGCCGACAGTACCCTTCGGCTCTTCACCAACTTGAGCTACCTGAGTAAAGCCCAGCAGACGACCGGGATCAAATTCTTCGACGACAAGGGCTCCCGGCGCAATCCCTTGGAGGTCCTCCAGGAGCTCAAGAAGAAATACGACGCCTTCAAGACCGACAGGGAACGGGAGATCTTCATGGGGAGGGCCTTCCAGGGGGCCGACCTGGACACGATCAAGGGCCTGCAGGCGCTGCTCTCGGGAGATCTCCTGACGCGGATCTCCGGCATGACCAAAGACATCGCGGCGGCGCCGGGCACCATAAAGAAGGACCTTCCGGAGGCGATCCGAAACGCCGTGGATCAGACCGGCCGGCTCAAGGCCACCCTCCGGGAAGCCGCGGACAGCTTTATAATGCCCTTCAACCAGGGCATCTCGACCGGCATCAAGAAGCTCCTGGATTCCAGGAAAGAAGGCGGCCTTGGCTTAAGCGGCGGCCAGATCATCGCGGGAAGCGCCGGTCTCCTGGCAGCCGGATACGCCGCCTACAGGCTCGGTGGGCCGCTCATTAAGAGAACCCTCGGACGGCTGGGGGGCACGGCCGCGGGGATCGCCGAAGGAAAGGCGATCGAGGCCGCCACGGGGGTGACGCCGGTCTTTATCACCAACTGGCCTGCGGGCGGGTCCGTGCTTTCCCGGGAAGAGGCCTTCAAGCGCGGGGACAGCCTTTTCAAGACAACCCAGGACATGGCTACGGGGGCAGCCCTCGGCCGCGGCGGCGCGATCCTGGAGAAGCTCAAAATCTTTGGAAGCAAGGCGATCAAGCTTGCCCCATTGGCCTGGAACTTCGTGCCGCCTCAGGTCCGGATCGCCGCCCTGGCGGGAGGGGCCATCACCTACGGCGGCGGCATGGCGGCCGACTGGCTTACCGGCGGCAAATACAACGGCCCGGGATGGATGGGGCAGATCGCCTACGACCTTCTGAACCGTGAGAAGCAGGAAGTCAATAACACCATCAACATTGCCGTGGACAGGACCGGGCGGGTGGACGTCGATTCAGACAACAACAATACCGAGATCAACCTGAAGCGGGGGAGGTTCTGATGGCCGAACAGTTCCCTGCATCGATCGACGGCATCCCCTTCGACTGCGAGGACCTGGAGGACTCCTTCGAGAAAACCATTGCCCGCTACGAATTTCCCTACCGTGACGGGGCGCTCCTGGAAGACATGGGCCAGAAGGCCCGAACCGTCCGGATCCGATGTTATTTCCTCAACGAGGCCTACGAAAGACACAAGGAACTGGTCAACCGCCTCAAGAGCCCCTCAGGGGACTTCGAGCTGGTCCATCCCCTCTACGGCATCCTCAAGGGCCAGGTCGAATCGATCGTGGTCCACCACGACCGCCGCGAGCAGACAGCGGAGATCGACCTCACCTTCCTGGAGCAGTTCCGGGGCACCCTGGAGGTTCAGCATCGGCCGTCCGTGGACGGCGGGACCGAGGAAGCCTTCCAGGCCGGCCAGGACGAGTTGACCGATTCCCTGT